TTTCCAACCGGCCTCGACATATACCGCCACTCGTTCATCGTTTTTCTTGCAGTGCTCATGAAGTTTTTTTATGCCCTCTACCAACAAGGGGAATGGGCAAACACTCATCTCCATTTTCATTTTCCTTGTGTCCAATACGGAGTAGCCGCTATGCTCAACGTCGGGGTCTATCCCTATCACTACATCGTATTTGCGTATTCTGTTGTATGTGGCCTGTTCTTCCATTTTCAAAACAATTTCAGTTGCGTGTAAACTTTTTCTTTCGGTCGTTTTATATTGCCGATTTGGCTCTCGTGCACAAATATTTTCTCATCTTTCAATTCTCCCGATCCTTTGCCGGATAATAGCGAACGTTTTTTAACTGAATCTATGCAAACGAAGTCCTCCGGCATTTGGTATTCCGAAATATACACGGGCATTCCAATGTTTCTTGCCCAATCATAGAACTTTTCATGGTCGAAATCCGATAAATATGGATTTTTGCCTATATACGGAATATCACAGTAGACAACGCTATCGACATTTATACTCATGTTCTCATAACTCGCACAAGAAATATTCAGACTTTGCAGACTTTCCAGTCTTTCCAGACTTTGCAGACTTTGCAGTCTTTCCAGACTTTGCAGACTTTGCAGACTTTGCAGACTTTCCAGTCTTTGCAGACGATTTAATATTGTATAATAATTTGTCAGTTCATAATAGTCTTCTTTAAGGGGCATGAACTCCTGCATTTTCTTATATTGCTCGAATGTGGGGAATGACCATTGCGATTTACCGAAGTAATGCCGTTCCATATTTGTCCCGAGCCTATCACCAACATCACGTTGTTTTAACCCGCTTTCAGACAGCGCATTTAACAGGTAATTACGCAGTCTCTCTTTCTCGTCTTCAAATGACTTGATTG